GAATTATTAGCATTATCTGATGCTTTGAATAAAACACCGTCAGCTCCACTATCATCAAAGGTAGTTCTTGCTGTAAAAGTTATTGCTCCACTTGCTGTATCTGTAGCATCACTTCTTAAAAATGAACTACCAGAACTAACTCCCATAATTTCAGTTCTTACATTTGCTAAAGTTTTCTTTCTTATATATCCGTCATTGGTGTTTACATAATAATCAGTAGATGCGTTTGTAGTATTCCCAGAAGTAGTATTTATCCAGCCAAATAAAGCATATCCATTATCTTGAGTTCTTACAACAGTATTTGCTTGATTATTTCTTGTAGAAGAGTTTAGCTGAAGTCCGTCTAATGTGTCAGCGTCTAAGCCACTACCACCACCGTCTACTGTTTTGATAGCAGTTAGTATTTCAGAAGCTGATTGGTCTGCAGTAGCTCCACTTTCTATTCCGTCAAGTTTACTTCCGTCAGAAGCAACATCTCTACCGTCTACTGTTCCAGATACTGCTATATTACCATTTACTGTTGCAGTTGAAGATGCGAGTTGTAAAACTGCTGTACTGGATTTAACAAAAAAACTTAAAGGATTACTTCCACCACTATTAAAGAAAATTTTAGCATATTGTCCACCTTGGTCTTGATTATCTCTAAACCATAATCCAGCTTGGCTTTCATCATCGTTATCAAGGTATAAATACTTTGTACCACCAGTTATTCTTACACTATCACTAAATGTTTTAGCTCCACTAAATGTTTGTGTTCCAGATAAGTGTGCAGTATCTGAGTCTAAGTTAGCAGACGGAATCACATCATCATCACTAAATACTTGATGCCAACTACTCCAAGTTCCATTATTTTGTCCACGAATATACATACGACCGTCATTACGCCAATCTTGAGCTATTTGATTTTGCCAAGCACTACTGTATGACATTGTTAATAAAGAGTGGTCTGTTCCAGTTGGTTTATTACTTCCAGTTGATTGAGAATAACTGATAGTTAATCCAGCAGAATTTCCTACATTATCTCTATCGGTAGTTCCTCTTGTAGACAACATTGCATTAGCAGTAAATGTTGTAGCTTTTTGATAGGCAGTTCCAGCACTATCAATTAAATCTCCATATATTCTTATTTGTCTACCAGTACCAGAAGATGTCTGTGTTCCTACAATATTTAATCCACTTGCAAATTTACCAGCAGCAATGTATCCGTCATTTCCGTCTGTTTGATTAGCACTACCAAAACGAATACCATTGGTACTTGTAGTAGATATATTACCACTCCAAGTATCATCAGCATCACTTCTTAAAAAGCTACCAGCTCCTAAATTATTTAATAAAGTAGAATTTGCTGCTGTTCCAGATGTAGATAGCTTTCCATTTAATTGTGTTTGTATAGCAGATGTTACTCCGTCTACATAATTTAATTCTGCTTTGGTTGCAGTAATACCTAAGTTAGTTATTGCGTTGGCTTGTTGTGTGCCAGTTAATCCTTGTGAAGCTGTATCTACTCTTAATCTATTCCCCAATGAAGTAGATGTTGTTGTTGCGAAGTTAGCATCATCTCCTAAAGCTGCTGCTAATTCGTCTAATGTATTCAAAGCACTTGGTGCTGAATTAACAATATCAGCTACTTCTGCGTCTACATACGCTTTAATACTTTGTTGTGATGCTACGGCAGTTGCACTATTTGATGACATATCATCTTGGTCTAATATATCTCCAGTTGCTATAACATTTCCATTATTACTATCATACTTTGTAGTTCCACCAGCTACTAAATAAATTCTATTTGCATCATATTGAATATAAGTATCTGTATCCCCCATATGTCTTAATCTCTTAGGCATTTCAATATAATCGTGTGCTATTTTAAAAGATTCTGTTAAACCTTGAGCAGAGCCAGAAGTTACATCAGAAGCAGAAGTTTCAAATGACATCAATGCTTCACTTGATGTAGCATCTGTGTTTACTTCAATTCTTGCAGATTGTCCATTTTGCTCTGGTACTCCAGCTTCGTGATTAAAGGTAACATTTGCATTACCATATCCGTCATTATGAGTTAAAGCTACTCCACCAGTACCATATCCAGCAGTAATATAGCTTGTAGCTCTTATTCTTCCGTCGCCACTAGGAGCATTTGTATTTACACCTAAACTACCAGATGCAATTTTAATATCTCCAGTATTAGTTAATTGTGTTCCATTAAAAGTAAGACTTGATTCGGCATTTATTCCGTCAGTTCCAGTAGCAGTTAATACTCTATTATTGCTACCGTTAGTCATAAAATCTGATACATCAACACTAATAGTAGAATTACCAGTTCCAGAACTTACATCAATACCAGTACCTGCTATGTTAGTAGTTACTGTATTGTCATTAGCAGTCATATCATCTACAACCAAGTCTATCGTTCCGTCGCCGTCTTGGTATGTAGCTGATATTCTTGTTTCGGTGTTAGAAGAGAACATAGCTCCAACAGTATCTTGTATATGTTCATTTAATGTTGTTCCATTTACAGTAATTGCATCTGCTTCCATTGTTCCGTCTACATCTACATCTCCTGATATATCTAAAGATGCTGCTGCAATCTGTGCAGAGCTATTTATAGTTACTGGATTAGCAGTTGCACTACCTAATTTTAATAAAGCATTTGGCTCATCTAATGTTATCCAGTTTCTAAATGTAGTACCGTCGTAAGAATAGATAATTAAACTTTGATTATCTTCTCTATGCGATATATGATATTTAACGTGAGTGCCGTCAGTTGCAGACTTACTAAATCTAATTCCACCCTCAGCGTCATCTACTGAATTTACATCTAGGTAATGTGAGCCATCAAAAAATAAACGAGATTCTGCTGCCATAGCATCTGTACCAGTAGCAGTAAGTATTCTGTTGTCTGCACCATTAGACATAAAGTCAGAAACATCAACAGATATTGCATCTGCTGCTACATCAATACCAGTACCAGCTCCTATGTTTAAATCTACTGTGCCAGTTGTACCACCACCAGTTAATCCATTACCAGCAGTTACACCCTCAATATCTCCAGATGCACTACCACCGATTGGACTTAATCCAGTAGCTGCAGTAGAGCCGTCTCCGACAAATAGTTGATTAGTGTCGCTTTTATATAATAGTTCTCCTGCTGCTGGTGTACCAGCATTTGAGAGGTTAGTACCTCTTTTAACTTTTAATGTGTTAGACATTTATACTCCTATATTAAAAAGTACCACCGTCAAAGGTAGTGTTAGCAAATCCTCCTGAAGCTGTTATAGCTCCAGTAAATGCACTTGTGCTTGAAACTGCAAGTGTACCAGTAATATCTAATGGCTTGTTCATAGTCCATTTATCTCCAGTACTTGCATAATTAAATGTTGCATTTGCACCGTCTACTGTTAAACCTGCTCCGTCAGCTGCACCACTATTTGCTGCACCTTTGGCTACGGTAATATTAATATCGTCTACATCTAAAGTTGTTGAGTTTACTGTGGTTGTTGAACCGTTTACTGTTAGGTTACCACCTACAACTAAGTTATTTCCTATAGTTGTGTTGTTTGGTAAACCAATAGTTACTGTTCCTGCATTTTCTGCAACCTCTACTTCGTTTGCTGTACCAGCAAAAGTAAGTGTACCTCCAAGTGAAATGTCTGATGTATTGCTACCGTCAGATACTGTAACGCTTGAATTTGCAAGTTTTGCATTTGCAATACTACCTGCTAATTGAGTGTTGCTTACACCACCAGATTTAATAGAAACTGCTCCACTTGAAACAGAGAAATCTCCACTAGCAAACGATGCTACACCTTTTACTGATGTACTTGCATTAACACCTGCTAAGGTTAAAGTATTATCTGAGTTACCACTACCTAAAGTAGCTGATAGTCCAGTAGAACCAGTAACAGTTATGTCAGCTAAAGAGCTAACGTGAAATGCTTCTACAGCACCACCTGATGTTGTTTGCTTACCAACAAACAGCTTAGAACCACCATTATTCCACCCGAGTTCTCCATAAACTAAAGTAGGATTACCCGTAGCATCATAAGCTGAACTTCTTTTGACTTTTAATGTATTAGCCATATTTATCTCCTAAATAAATGTTCCCCCGTCAAGGGTTTTATTAATTAATGTTTGTGAAGAAGCAACGTCTACTATATCATCGCTATTACTTCCTCCAACTGTTTTATCGTCTAATTGATTTAACTCTGCTGTGGTTACTGTTAGTCCGTCATTAATGTTAAGCTCCGTAGCACTAGCAGTTACGCTGTTTAGTTTTGATAAATCTGATTGCGTCACGCCACTACTATTAACTTTAGTAATGTTTGTATCTATAACTGTACCTGTATGAGTTGATGTATAATTAGCCATTTAAATCTCCTTTAGTTTAGGGGGGACAAGCCCCCCTAATTAACTATTCTTACGGATTGTTAAAATTAACAATACCCATATCTGCGTCACTAGCACCGTGTGATAGAGCAGCACCAAAAAGAGTATCTGCTACTACACGAGTCGCTAAATGGTCAATATCATAACCACTTTGTACTCTTGGCGCAATTTGTTGCGCAAAGTAGATACTATCTTTTTTGAAAATAGATGCTGTTTCATCTCCAGTAGTGCCGTCATCGTCCCAATCGACAGATGCGTAGACAGGCATACCATAAGTTTGCATAATCATACCTGAAGAAATAGGATTAACTTCATCGCCTCTTTTTTGAGCTTCTGTTAGTTCTCCTAATCCCATTAAGTACATATATGATGCTGGAGAACAATAAAAGTATGTTTCTCCGTCTGTGTAATCATAACCCTTGTCTAACAATTTCTGTAAACCACTTCTTAATAAAGCAGTTGTAATTTCATTGTCAGTACCAAGTGTTACGTCATTACCAGTAGCACTTTGAATTTTAAGAGCTAAGAAGTTTTCTACTTTTTTAGCTAAAGCATATCCCATAGACTGAGCGTACGCATTAAATAAGTCAGCAGATTCCTGAACTCTTACGATGTCTTCAATTCTTTTAGCGTTGTAATGATGTTCATTTAACGATAATTGAATATTTGCATCAGTTTGTCTTTCATATACCACAGCAGTATCTTCAGCTTTTCCATTAGCGTTTACTGCTTCTTCTGAAACCTTTGGTATATTTAATATATCGCCACCACTTGAAACCATTGATGAGAAGTCTAAAACTTGATTTCTTAACTGAAATTTTCTTTCAGCGTAATCAAGAATTGCGTCTCTCCACATCTCTGGTATAAAGGAAGCAGCACTTGTAACGTTTACATTTCCTGTAGCCATTTTATTTACTCCTTAAAGTTTTACTTTTTTTTAAGGTAATGACTTAGCAAGTCTCCGTGAGACTTTCTTCTCTCTCCTTTTGACTCCATATCAGTAAATGGATTGCCTTTAAATTTGCTAACCTGAACTTTGTTTTCAACTTGTCCAACATTAACTCCAGCTTTCGCATCAAATTCTGATACTATGTCACGTAAAAGAGATAAATCATCTACCTTTTTGAATTTTTCTCTTTTCGTTTCAGGAATTTTACCTAGAAGAGATTCTTTCTCTTGATTTACATAATTAGAAAAAGATTCATTAACCTCGTTAAACTTGGCTTCTAAGTCTTTATTCTTATTTTGCTCCTCAATTAAAAGAGCTTTGTATTCTCCTTGCTCTTCTAAAGTCTTTTTACGCTGTTCTTCCTGTGCAGTTGCTACTTTTTGAACTTGTGACTTTAAATCATTTCGTTCTTTAACTAGCTCCTGAAAACGATAATAAGGAACAGCTTGTTCTGTCTTTTTTTCGTCTTGACTGACTTGAGGTTCTTTTACAGCTTCCTCAACGGCTGTATTCTGTTCTAATTCAGACATTTTTACTCCTTTAGTGGATTATTATATGCTAGTAAGTTAATTATGATTTAAATTAATGACAATTACTAATGTCAAATAAAAACAAAGAATTTAAATTTAAACAAAAGTGGTTCGACTATATGAATTATCAGCCACACGCAGGTCAAAGAAAGCTACACTTTCCAGAAAAAGCTAACGCATCATATTTTGTTAATATATGTGGTAGGCGTTACGGTAAGACTACAGCAGCTTTTAGAGAAGCAGAATTTTATGCTGCCCAACCAGATAAAAAAATATGGCTCGTTGGTCTATCTTACAAAAAATCAAGATTAATGTTCCGTGAAATTTGGAAAAATATGGTAGCAGGTAAAGCTGGAGATATAGACAGGGCATCAGAAAAAGAACAATATATAAAATTTAAATGGGGTACTACTGTAGAGGGTATGTCTTGTGAAAACCCAGATTCGTTAGTAGGGGAGGGTGTAGACTTATTAATTATTGACGAGGCAGCAAAAATGCCTAGAAGAATATGGGATATGTACCTATCTCCTACATTGGTAGATAGAAAAGGTAAAGCCATATTTATTACAACACCTCAAGGTTATAATTGGATATATGACTTGTATTTATTAGGTCAAACTGACCCTCAATGGTATTCACATCAATCTCCTAGCTGGGAAAATCAATATGCTTTTCCAGAGGGCGCAAACGACTCTTTTATTTTAGAGCGTAAAAGAAATATGTCTAAGGAATTATTTGAGCAAGAATTTGCAGCTAAATTTACTTCTATGGAGGGCAGGGTTTATCCTTTTGATAGAGACCTTGATGTTGAAAATGTTCCATATCAAGAAAATTTACCAACTTATTGCTCTATGGACTTTGGGTATAGACTACCTGCTGTTTTGTGGTTTCAAACATACAAGCACGAGGGTAATTGGCACATCAATATTATTGACGAAATAATACACGAAAGAAATATATCAACTGAGCAACTTGCTATAAAAATAAAAGAAAAGCCATATCCAGTTATTACATACTATGGAGACCCTGCTGGTAGTTTCGTTCAAGGTCAGTCTGGATTGGGAGATATACATATTTTAAGACAACACGGTATTTATGTAGAATATCGTATGGATAGATTATCAAGAGATATACAATCTGGTGTTAGTTACTGCAGAGGATTTTTTGAAAATGCAGACGGAATAAGAAGAATTAAAGTAGATACAAAATGCGTTGGAATTGCAGAAGATTTTGAGAACTATAGATTCCCTGAAGCGCAAGAGGGTAAAGCAATTTCTAACAATCCTATTAAAGACGGATACAATGAACACGGTTGCGATGCTTTTAGATATTTTATATTGAATAGATTTCCAATTAGAAGTAACTTCATTGGAAGAATATCACGTTAAAGGAAACATTTATGGTATTAACAGCTAGAGAAATTATACAAGATTCACTAACAAATTTCAAAGAAGAACAAGCAAAAGCTAGAAGAGAAGAAGTAAGAAAGTTTTTAGATTACTACTCTGGTTCTTTAACTGAACAATATATAGAAAATTATTTTAAATCTGACGCATTTCAGGAAATTCCACACTACAACACAAACATTGTTAAAAAGTTTGTAAATCGTATGTCTAAAATTTATACGATTGGTGCTAAAAGAAATGTAAATGCAAAATACGATGATTTGACTAGCGTTAAAAATGCACGTATGAAACAAATGGAGCGTATGACTAGATTATTAGGCAGTACTGCTACTTATGTTATGTACGATACCGTAGATGAAAAATTTGATTATAGACCTATTTATTATTTCGAGCCATACTTTGGAGACAACCCTTATAAACCAGAAGCTATTGTATATCCTATGATGCACGGACACGCAGATTTATCAGATACTGATGAATTAATGTATGCTTATTGGGATAAAGATACACACATTAAATTTGATGATAATGGTAACATATTAGAAGAAATAGAACATAATCTAGGTGTACTACCTTTTGTTTTTTCACACAGAGAAGAACAACTTGATTCTTTCTTTGTTGAGGGAGCATCTGATTTAGTTTCTGCTAATGAACATATTAATATTACAATGACAGAAATGCAACTTGGTTTAAGATTCCAAATGTTTGGACAACCAGTTGTTACTGGTATTATATCAGACAATAGTAATGTTAGAGGTGGTTCAGATGAAATTCTTACTTTACCAGAGGGTACAAACTATGATATTGTATCTCCAGAGGGTAATGTAAGAGACGTAATAGAAAATATTAAATGGCAAATAGAATTAGTGGCGCTAAATAATCACTTATTTGTAACCTTTGCTCAGTCAGGAGGGGAAGTACCTAGTGGTATTTCTTTAATGATTAAAGACCTCGAGCGCCACGAAGACTTTATCGATGACAAAGAATTATATCGTCAATATGAACAAGACTTCTACAGAGTAGAATATGCTTTATCTGAAATGAATAGTTTGGGATTACCAAACCCTAAAGAATTTAAAGTAGATTTTTCAGAAGTAGAATATCCAATGACTCCACAAGATAAGATTATGCTTAATGAATATAAGCTAAAACACAATCTTGTTACACAGCCACAGTTACTAGCTGCAGAAAACAAAGACTTAAGCATTGAAGACGCCTCAAGAATTATAGAAGAAAACAAACAAATTAATTTATCGCAGGTGGTCGTAGATGAAAGTCCAAGTAGAGATTCACAGTAATTTAGATTTCGAGAAAGCAACCGAAAAACAATTAAAACGTGTTATGTATCGCACAATACTTGATATAGGTCGTGATGCACATAAAGACGTAAGAAAAACTTTTAAAACAAATACTGATATAACTGGTAAAGGATTTAAAACTTTGAACGAAAAATATGAAAAGTCTAAATTTAAAAATAAAAATAAAATTTTAACTCTTATGGGAGATTTAGCTCAAAGTATTCAGATGAGAACCAATGAACCTAATATGACAGTTTCAGTAGGTTCTACTATTAAAGAAAAATATCCACAATATCATCTTTTTGGAGAGGGAGATAACCCTCAAAGAAAATGGATTTACACAACAGACGAACTTAAAACTATGTTTACAAGCGAAAAAATGCTTTTGGGTTCTACAGAAAGAGCATTAAAAAAATTTATTGAACGTTTTATAGTCCTTATTAAAACAAAAATGCGTAAAATAGGTACAGGTACAACATTAGACTTATAATGGATAAAAAAATAAAAGATATATTAGAAATGATTATTCAAGTTAAAAGACTTGCAGAAGCTAATAACGAACTTTTAGGATTTATCTGTCAAAAAATATCTCCAATATCTACAAAGAAAGAATATTTAGATACTAAAGACTTTATGATTGCTTCTATGGAAATGTCAGAAATGTTTGAAGAGTATGATATTATGCCTGAAGATTACGGGATTTCATAGACTCTTCTCTTTCGATAAGCTCTTCAATCCACTTTCTTCTTTCTGAGTTGCTCGGTCTTCTACTAGGCAAAGGTTCTAATCCTACTTTTTTAGCTCTCTGTAATAACTGATACCTTTTAGCCCTATCTGTGCTTTTTTTACTTTTTGGCTTTTTAGCTTTTATGTCTTCAACTTTTTTTATTTCTTTCTTTTTTCTAGCTAAAGGTTTGTCGTTTTCTGGATTTCTTTCTGGAAGTGATTCTACAGCTACTTGAACTTCTTCGCTTTCTGCGTCTATAATTTCTGCAGAGTCTATTTCTTCAGCTTTTAAAAACTTCTCAAATGGGCTATCTACAGTAACATTAATGTTTTTAATGAGCTTACCTGAGTGTTCTAAGACTAATCTACCAGCTTGTACATTACCCTCAACTGCTTCACGAACCATACTATTTAAAACCATTGGCAGCTGACTATTAAACTCTACCATATATTTTTTATAATACATATCAACAAAACGGTCATCGGCGAACCAGTTTTGTATTGTACGCTCTGTAACTTCTAGTTCATTAGCTAATTGCTGTTTAGATAGATTGGGGTTATGTATTAGCAAATCTATTGCTGCTTTTTGATTTACTTTTTTCAATGCAGTTTTCATTTACCTTGTCCTCTGTATTTTTTCTTATAGTGTTTTTTAGATTGTTTATTGCCAAACTTTGTGTTATGGCTTAAACCTTGTCGAGTTTTTTTAGCACCATTTGACTTTCTAGTGCGTTCTCTAAATAATGATTTTCTCATTTTTTATAGACTTTTTCTGCTCCTGCAATACCGAAAGAACCCAGCGTTACCCAAACAAAAGAGTTGTATATGTAGTCATTGACTAGTAATTCAATACCAATGATACCCATTACTAGGTCTACGATACCAAAAACACACATCAGCGCAAAAGAAAGAAATCCTATAATATTTTTTTCGTTGTATTCGTTTTTATCTTTAAATAGTTCCCACATCTTTTCTACCTTTTTCTTTTTTACCAAATATCTTATTCCAACGTTTTTCGTATTCTTTTTTAGATATACTCATAGGTCTAGGCGTGTCGCCTTTACCAGCACCGTTGGGTTTACTATATATACTTTTTTT